TTAACCTCTTGCTCTTTAGCTATGATGGTTATTTCAGCTTCATAGTAGTCTACGGTAGAGCCTCTATCGGTACACTTAAAATTGCCATCGGCGGTCTGTATCCACTTCAGAGCAAGGACAGTATTAACTTTAAACCCAGGTTTGATCCGGGCTCTATACGTGGTTATGCCATCGCCTGAGATATACATTATGCGAACACCGATGCTGAAAGTTGACCACGGTATGATAACTCCTGCATCATACTCTTAAGACCCATCAATTGTTTCTCTCTATCGACCCGGATCTGCTCCGCAGCGGCGGAATCGAGATTACCGTGGACTACGATAGATTCATTGAACGTAATATTAGAGCCTGCTCCCCCTGGCGCGGAAGCACCGTTGGCAAGAGCGAACAGTTTTGCCTGTTGACCCTTGTTTAAGACCATCTCACCAGGGGTGAGTAACGCAGGCTCAGTGTCACTTTGTCCTTGACCACCTACGATTCCACCTTTGGCAAGTTTGGATATCTGAGATAATATAATACCAGTCTGTATAGTACCGGCAGCAGCCACAGCAGCACCGGTGATGATGCCTGCGACGCCGCCTTGGGCAATCGCCTTGGATACACCTTCTGCGGTGTTGGCTATAGCGGTGGCCCAAGAGAGCATAAGCTCGCGTTTGCGTATCTTCTTGCGTTCTTTCTCGGCGTTCTCTTCTATTTTACGTATAGCGTCTTCCTGGGCGCGTTTACCACGCACATTTTGCTTGACGTTATCGATCTGGCGCTGAGTGCGTTCGTCTTCCTTCTGCTGCTGGTACTGGAAAACCTGAGAGATAGCGTTATTAACAGTAGAAATACCATTTATGACTGCATCAAAGGTATCCTGTTGGATCTCTTGGCGCTCTTTAGCCTCTTCTTTAGCGATCTCAGTACGTTTATTAGCGGCGTTCTGGCGCAGCTGGGTAATGGCGTCTTCGCCTTCTTGCTCTAATAGGTAGCCTTCACTAACTGATTGACGTATGGCTTCTATGTTTTCATTTAGTGAAGCTTCAGTTTGGGCTCGTTTTTGTTCAAACTCATTGGTTATACCGTCTATGTAAATCTGCTGCACTGATTTTATAGCCGCCATACGACCCTCTACATAGTTGAGGTCTTTCTCTATGGCATTTACGATGCCTGATGCTATTGGTATCTCAGTGTTCTCAAGGAACATCAATCGCATTTTATTTTTAAATAGTTCAGCTGCTTTTAAAGCTTCTTCTAAATCCTCGGCGGTGGGCACACCAGGCACCGCAGTTTTCTCCGGTGTTTCTTGTTTCTTTTGTGTAAAATAAGCAACCATCCGGTCTGCCATAATTTCAAGATTTTTGTCGGCTGTAGCTAAATTATCCGCTAATTTTTTTTCATTTTTTGATAGTTTTTCATTTGTCTCTTTTTGTATAGCTTGAAGTTTTACACCTAAAGCTTCTGCGCTTTGTACCTCAAGGGTGTTTACTCTTTCACGAATGGTTTTCGTTGAGTTTAGATAAGCAACATAATCTTTATATTGTTTAGGATATACTTTAGCAAGATCCTCGGTTATTTTACGCACGTCTTCAACCCGTTTTTTCTCAGCTCTAGCATAGTAAGCTTGGGCTTGGTCCGTTGTTATTAAACCCTTTTCTATCATTTTGTCTAGGGTGTCCATAAGATCAATGGCTGCTTGCTCTGTAGATTGAGTACCTTCGTCAAGAATTTTTCTAAACTCTCTAAAACCTTTTTCGGTATTACCAAACAGCGCCCCCGCGATAGTGGAAATATCTTGGGGTGCTTTAAAAACCCTATCAACCAGTCCTCCTGCAAATTCAGCAGACGCTCCAAGTGATTTAAACCCGCCTTCCATCCTGATTAGTGCGTCAGTTATAGCGTACGATGCCAGGTCTACAGCAGCGGCAGCTGTTATCCATGCTGTCCTTAGAACACCCGCCACAACCACTGCAGCGCCACCAAAAAAATTAAACGCCTTTGATATAGTGTCCACTGTTTTCTCAACATCAGGACCGCTTCCGATGAATACCGCAAAAGCAGTTTTTATTGACTCCCCAAACTTTTTAAAAACACCTTTACTTGACAAATCATCCATGACATCTTTGATGAACGTAAGAGCCTTCTTAAAACCGTCCATACTTCCACCGACTATATCTCTAAAAGCTGCGTCTAAATTATCTTTAATGTTTCGTATTATGCCATTAGTTGATTTGGACATCAGCTCCATGGCACCTCTAGATTTGTCAAGCTCGGCTCTTAGAACCTCCCACGCCTCTTTGCCTTTACTTGCCTTCTGTAGAGCCTCTATCTGATTCCTAACCTCAGGAGCTACTGCGCCAAGCTCTTGAAGCCTTGACATAGACTCTCCGATGGCTCTGTTAGACATAAGCCCTCCGTAAGCCCTACCTATATGCATAGCTAGGTTCTCGAACTCCGATCCGCTTGCAGCGGCGGCGTCCCCAACCATTCTCAAACCCTCGCCAGATGACAAGGCTCCTTGAGTGAGGGTCTCTAATACCCTTGACGCGGTTGCTAATTCTGGTAAATCAAAAGGAGTATCAGCGGCGAACTTAACCAGCTCTTCCATACGGGCTTGGGCAGCCTCTGTAGAACCTAATAAAGTGGTAAACTGCAGTGTTAGGTCTTCTACCGAGGTAGATGCTTTAAGCATGGCACCGGGCAGTTTAGCTACGGCGGATAAAAGCTTTGATGTGACTGAGGCAGCTACACCACCAACGGCGCCAGCCATACTGGCGAACCCGAGGGATAGACCCTTAGTAGACTTCTCAGCACCTTTAAAGCTGCTGGTAAGGTTGCTGGCGGCTTTTGCGGATGGGCCTGATATACGATCTTTAAATATACCTGATACAGTTACTTCTTTAGACATTTATTTACCTCTTGAAGCGAAAGACTGCCTTAGTACAGATAACCCGGTATCGGTAGATCCTTGGTTTTTGTTAGCATGCATAAGCTCAATAAACTCCGAGCTGTAGCTCTTATATGCATGCATGGCGTCTAACCAACTTTGGGTCAAAGTGTTTATATCAGGCGCGGCTCCGGTAAACTCTTGATAGTATGCATATTCTTCATACCAATCACTTATAATCTGCGTTACCCAAAGTAGAGGGCAACTATAAAACTCGTCTTCTTCTGTAGCCCAAACCGCATACTGCGTTGGTTCCTCACAACCCCACCGCGCCTTCAGCGTAGGGTCACAGGAGCACTCCCTACAGTCCATAGGGAATGCTTTGTTGTGGTATGCGGCTAGAACTTTAAACCCAGTTTAGCCAGGTCAAACAGCCCGGAAATCTTCACAGCTTGTATAAGTATCGCTGCTTTAACCGGGGTCGGTATATTGTCATATATTTCTTTACAGGCCCCGCCAGTAGAGTCCTGTACGTATTCAATCTCTTCACCATTGCCAACATCATACAAATTGTTCCAACCGACAACAACTTTTCTTGACAACTCAATGAAATTGTCCTCTTTCTGTACTTCGTCCTTTTCAACGGATGTTAGAACCTTACGTGCGTTCTTGACCTCATCACGAGCATAGGGTCTTAATACAAAAACGGGCCTGAACTCCTCGGGGACTTCGGCTTCTTTGTAAAACTCAGGTGTGTAGTTTATTGTTGCTTTGGTGGAAAAAGGTAGCAACCCGTGTAGTTTCTCTTTGGTTGCTTCATCCATTATTCTCTTCTCTGCCATGTCTGTCTCCCATTTTAAAGTAAAGTAAGTAAATCAAGCGGGAGGTTTGGATCCCTCCCGCTCATCTATGTACAACTGCTTGATTAGGTGCGCGAGCCAATCAAGAGTTCCCAAGTAACCTCAGGTGAAAGTCCGGCATCGGCTACCGCCCCGGTAACGCCGTTAGCTAGACATTTGAAGTTTGCATCCCAGTTGATAAGACCTTCACGGTTAGCTACACCAGCCTGGATCTGCTGTGCCTTCGGCACACTCAGGGTGAAGTTGTTAGAAGCTATGCTTAGAGCCTCAGTGGTGATAGCACCAGTCAAGCCAGAAGTCATCTTGTTCCAAACATCTTCAGTAGAGTTAGCCTGCATAAGCGGGTCACAGCTAAGTCTGGGTTTACGTGAAGTGATCTGAAAATTCTTGTAGCCAGTTATCTCACTTTGACAAACTAAAGGGCTAACTTCGCACCCAGTGTCAAGCTGGAAAGAGCTGATACATTGATTAACAGAACCAATAGTCATCGTGTTGTTAAGGAACTTCTCAGGGTGAGCTGAGTCCACATCTCCTATAACCGGTATGCTTGCGTAAGCCACATCTACGATGTCAACTAATTTACCAGTAAAGGTAAAAGCTGCCATCCAAGGTTTACCGATCCCCTCAGCGCCCATGGTCATATTACCTGAACACCCAGCAAACTTATATATGATCCCAGCCGGTGTTGCTCCGCCCAACTCAAGGTCATATACCCAAATGGTCATAGTTTTGTTGTCATATTCTTTCAAGGGCTGTAGAGCCACTCCAGTACCGGCGTACGTGACGGTCTTTGCTCCGCAACCGTTTGCGAACTTGAACCAACCTGGTGCCGTCGTATCATTGCCAGCATAGTTCATGCGGGAAGCAAAGCTGATAGTACCACTCTGGGCACCCATAACGACTTCATCTTCGCCGTGGTTACCGTTAGCGTATTTAGAGGCCTCGTCATCGGGCTCGATAACGGGCGACACTTCGGGGTTACGTACCTTTACGTCAAAGTCTGCTCCGGCCAAGGTTTCCATTGTACCGGCTACGGACTCCAGTTTCCCCACCATAAATCTTAGGTTTAGTGAGTATGCCATTTAAAAACTCCTAGTTAAATTTGTTTCTTCTTGTTAAACTTAGGCTTTACAGCCTCTTCTGTATGCGAATCCGTAGGGATTTCAACTTCTGGTGCGACTTCCTCTACAACTTCTACGATTTCTTCAACTTTTACTGGCTCTATATTAACTACTACTGGGTCATCAGGGCATTCGGATCCAGCAGTATATATTCTTCCATTGTAAACTCGTATTTGTCTTGGTGCAACTATCATAATTTACTCCTTATTAGCAAGACAGCTCGTCCGGGGACGTTCTGCTCTGCTCGTAGCGGCAAAGCCACCGGGTGATTAGCTTGCTGGGGACCAAAATGTCCCCCAGTTTCTCTTGTTGGCGCTTAGAGCCTATGTACATAATAGTATCTGTGGCTCCATCCAGGCTCCAGTTATTCCCGAACAACTTTTTCAGATCATCCAAGGCCTTATTAAGCTCTTTATTTATCTCGAAAACCGGATTAGAGTACTCACGGTCCAATTGGGCTTTAACTTCGATCCTATAAACAACCTCATTGAAATAGGCCCCACCCCAGGCACCGTTCTTATCGTCAAGATTATTCTCATCTTCCAAGTATATCAGAGCCGATGGGAACACATTCTTTGCCACATCCTCCTCATTCACCGATCCCCAGGTAAAGTGATAGGGTCCGAAGTACATGGCTCCAATAAGCTCGTACATCTTCTCTTCAATTTGGGTCAAGAACGGGGTTTGCGGTGCCATTATCGGGAAACCTTTTCTTTGATCTCTTTTAAGATCGTTAGAGTCTCTTTATGTTGCTCTCTATTGGCTCTTTCAACCTCATCTACACGTAAAACTGTTGTCTCGAGCTGGCTCTTAGTGGTTGCTGTAAGCTCTGATATGTTCATGGCCCACACGAATGACCCACCAAGTAAAGCCAAAATAGCTATGATAGCAGCTACAGTTTGTTGAGCGAGGGCCTTCTGACTGACGAACTCAGCCCGGCACTCTGTTTTCTCTTCTCTAAGTTTATCTTCTACTGCTTCCATAATATCGTCCACCTTTACCCCCTGAAAAGTGTCCCTGTTGACACTGCGCGATCCCTAATTTCGTTGACTTGACCAGTGACCATCTCTATTGAGATCTCACTGCGTAAAGTTTGAAGTTCTTTGGAGTACATATTATATAAAACAGTATATTTCTCAAGGTCTGCTATTTCGACGCTGTTAGAACCTATCTTATCCTGGCACAACCGCATCAACACGAACACTACAGCGTAACGCTTGATTTTATAATGTAAAGGATCAGTCTCAATATCGTCCGGGTTTCTTACGCCAAGCTTCTCAGCCAGGTCTTCAACCTCTGAATCGCTCTCTTCCAAGTAATCGGTGAGGTCAAACCCTTCGGCTACTTTAGCTTTGATGTCTTCGTACGTGATATATTTTGATTCGGGCATTATAGACCACTTTTCGTTATGGCTCTGGATACCGCAGACTCGATGTCGTTACCGATGGAAAGTTCGTTACGCCGGAGGGCGTCTTCGAGGAAAGGATCGGGGGCCCATGATTTGAATCCATCATGGATGTACTTGCCGTGGGGCGCTAGCCCATCGTTTATAAAAGCTCTAGCCGAGTATCCTTGAACCTCGGTTTGAACTGCGCTTTTGAGTCTCCCTGTCCTTGTCTTGAATCTATGAACGATCCGCGCTTCGTCTGCTATTTTAGTAAAAGTCTTATCTAACGCACCTTCAATCTCATCTTCAATTTCATCAGAGAAATCGTCAAGTGCGTTTACAGCATCTTCATAATCAAAATCAAACTCTATCATAATGTGGTAGCGGGGGATAAACCCCCGCTTTACACTTATGCAGCTTGAGTAGCGCTTATGATACCGGTCGTTCCACAGTCAACGTTGTATGCTCCGGCTTCAGTGCGGAAACGAGCCCCGTCCAACTGAATAGCCTTTGATACACCGACTCCAACAGTCACAGTCAGATCGCCTTGTGAAGCATTACAGTAGTCCCCAGCTTTGATGCTGAAAACTCCAGTAGCTGATCCGCTGTTCTCGATCAGAACAGTGACATCTTTCTTCGCGCCGGTAAGGACATACCCAGCGGTACCAGTAGCACCAGCGGGAACTACAGTCGCGGTAACCGCTGACCCTTCGTTCTGCGCTAAACTGGAAATTGCAATTTCTGTACGTGCCATTTTAAACTCCTATTTTATTGTTTTCGTTCTTGTTTAGAAGGGGGAGTTTTCACTCCCCTTGAGTGTTACTATTAACCAGCCGCTTCAGTCAAGGTAGCCACAGCCAGACCATCAGCCTGAACAACCTTTGCACCGTAAACATACAATCCACGCACACCAGTACCGTACTTGGTCTCAAGCATCAGAGTCTCGATATCCAGAAGCTGTCCAGCGAAGCTGATAGCATCCATAACACCAGCCATGATCTTAGACCCAGCGGCAGTGGCGTTTACGCAGTTGGTTGACATACGTACATCAAAGCCCATCAACCTTCCGACTGATCCGTTAGTGTAGGCGTTGTCGTCACCCTTGAGGTATTGAAGCATACCGGCAAGAATCATTTTACCGTGCATCCAAGGAGGTATAACGATGAAACGACCTTCTTGTCTGACGTTAGCGTTGTCAAGTCCAGTAGCGATCTTGGAAAGAACTTCGTACACAGACACGTTTGAACCTGCGGTAGCAGCGGCAGTGACGGTCAAAGGTGTAGCAGTTGTACCAAGTCCTGAAACGATCCCGGCGTCTACGTGCTTAGCAGCGATGAACTGATCAGCCGCGTCGCGAAGCTGGTAAGCAGCGCGGTCCGCATACTTCTGAGCGATATTCATAGAGGATTGAGCCTGGTCAACGATATCAACTGCGAAGCTGAAACGTTTACGTTGGTCGATCTTCAACAGCATATCCGCTGCGTCAAGCGATTCGTAAGTGAGCGTGTCATTGACATTGTGGTCAGTGATAGTTACATCACCAATAACGGGGATACGTACGCTGTCGCCAGCTGCGCTGATGACACCTTCGTAGTCGGTGTTAACCACGTTTGCGAAGACAAGCGATTTCTGCAAAGTCTCTTCAACCAGTCCGGTAAGAACATTGCTGGGGATGAGTGCGTCTAATGAAGCCATTTTTTACTCCTATTTGGTAGTTTTAAGTCCTAAAGATTGTTTGATGTCTGCGAGATTGGCCCTGACTTCTTCTCTTGACATCGACTTGATTTGGTCTTGTGTAAATTTCTTAGTGCTTACACCCGGCACTGGAGGACTCCCGGCTCCACCTTTTTGTGCATTACGCACGATGTCTTGCCTTGAGTCAACATAACTTTTGATGCCATCATCAAAAGATTTCCTGTCCTCTCCATCTATCCATGAAACAGTCCCGTCATCCTCCAGGGCGACTCGACCATTAGCAATGAGATTTTCTGCAACGATATCCGCTCCGTAAACTTTATCCCTGATCGAGTCAGTGATCTTTGCTGTAAGCGTTTTGCGGTCGGACTCCTGCTTTACTTTTGTCGTACGTTCGCGCTCTTCTGTTAAATCCTTTTGAGCTTTCTCAAAATCCTTACGCAGCTTTTTAAGTTCTTGCTCGGTAGCTGAGCCTGATTCCTTTTTACCAGAGATCTTGTCTTTTAGACCCTCTAAAAAGTCTTCAAGTTCGGTGGATCCGTCGTGTCCTAGAGCCTCTATCGCTTTTTTGTAGGCCCTTAGACCCTTAGCTTCATCGTTGGCTCTGCGTTTTTCTTGGATACCTCTGTTCTTTTCTGCTTCTACCGACTCAACATAAAAAGATAGGATGTCTTCTTTGGTTTCAAGTCCTTCTACTGCGCTCTTAAGCTCCTCTAGGCTTTTAACTGGCATGCTTTCCTCCAGGGAATAGGTGTCTCCACTACGTATATAATGAAGTTTGGTTAAAAAGTTAACTGAATTGTTTAAAAAAGTATATACTGAGCGGGTTCTCACA